CTAATTCATGCGCACATCCAAAACAACAAGCATAAATTTTGTATTCAAGAAATGTTCACCTTGTTGGAAAGGAGAAATTTTCTGTTCAAATACAACCATTTTATTAAAACTGTTATCGAGGCGGTGCGAACTCGCAGTCAGTTATTTGTTTATGCCTACCAACTATATTTGGACACAAACAGGGATGGCATTAAACCAAAATTCCGTGACAATTACAAATACTATCCATTCAAAATTTTCTCACCCAGTTTGTTCGTCATGGAACATATTTTGTCAAACAACATGTGAGAAATTATTTATTGGAAATTATTTGTGAAATCAATGGATCCAATGATTAAATTTTTCCAAAAAATTAATCATTCGATTACTTATGATTATTTATAATTACTTATAATTTTTCTGCTTGTTTCAAAATTGTTTGATAAACAGTGATTAAATAATTAACGCAATCCACAAAAATTTTAATTGGACCTTTTTTATAGTCGGGATACAATTGATATTCTACATTGACTGATTCCACGAAAGGATGTGGCATATTATAGCCAGCTTTTTCAACAAACTGACATTTTTGTAAAACGGTAGCCAATAAATTTCCTAAGGTGTGATCTTCACCATATAATTGCAATTTGACTTTCTCAGATGCATCTATGTCATTTGGATAAGATTGTTGAATATACTGTTTGAGATTTTCCAATTTTTTTATCAAAATAACATTGGCCTTCTTGAAAATAGTTTCATTATCCAATTGCCCTAAAGTCTCATACCATAAATGATAAGTCGTTTCATTTATTTGGTCAAAAATGACATTCGTGGTGGCCTCATAAGAACCATTCATTTTGGCTATACCCAAATTAGCTTCCGCGCGTAAAGAAATTTCCTCATTTGGTTTTAATACTAAAATGCTCAATGGTCGTCTGTTTTTATATGAGTCCACGGTTTTACCGTCAATTTTTAATATACAATCATGTGTTGAAACAAATTTGTCCACATTATCATGATTTTTCACATTGAGAAACAATTCGATCTTGAATAATTTTTTATTTTCGTCTATTTCCACAGTGGTCATCTCATTAGTATATTTTTCTTGGATGAACTTACTAAACAATCTCTTGAGGACTTCCGATGATAAATATAATTCAGGATCTTCCAAGTCATAAAAGTTGGGTACATCAAATATGGGTAATGTTTCTAGTTGATTATAAATTAGATCATTATTGTACATATTTTTGGATTTTTTGATATCAATAAAAATATTGGATCTATGGAAAGCATAAATGGGTATATCCGCCATAATGGTTCTACGCAAACCATTAACAATACTATTATCGACTGACAAGCCGGTAATTTCAATACGGAATTCCTGAGGCACCTGTCCTGATAATTTTTTAATTTGAACATTTGGCTTACCATAAATGTCTATCTCATCGTTGGGAACATTCGAGTCAAAAATAAATTCAGTTTTCTCGGTCATACAATACTAATGTTAATTAGAATTATTTTTTATGTTGGTTGATAATTAAATTTTCAATTTTTTGGATAAATGAAAAAAAATTGACCATTTTTTATATATCACATGAAAAATTAATTTTGGAGACATATATATGAATTGGACGGAAACTAACTCTTATTTAAAGGGCATTGATAATCGATTGGATCAGTTATCAGATCCAGTCAGAGTGGCCGGATTTGACCTCGATGATACCATTATTCACAAACCCTTTGGCAAGAAAAATGAAGGTAAGTGGAAAATAATTGATTTGAATATCGGTCAAAAAATTGCCGATTTGGTTAAAAATAAATATATTATTGTCATTTTTACAAATCAATCCGGTATGAGTGGGAAAAACTTTGACAAACCTCAATGGAGGAAAGCCATAAATGATTTGGCCAAAATTATGTTTGGTGAAGTATCAAATCAGAAATATTACTTCGCGGTTTATGTGGCCAAAGGACACGATTTATATCGCAAACCCAACTTGGGTCTGTGGGAACTCATGAAATCAGATTTGAAATCGGAATTCAAGTTGGATACGTTGCGTATTTCCAAAAAATCTTTCTTTTGTGGAGATGCTGCTGGACGTATTTATGCCAGTCCATTCAAGAAAAAATTACATCCTTCTTCCAACAAGGGAGATTTTTCTGATTCTGACAGAAAATTTGCCTTGAATATTGGTATTGATTTTTTGACCCCGGAAGAATTTTACTTGGATAATGCCCCTGATATTCCATACAAATTGGAAGGTGTGGATCCTAGTGCATTGGCCGAACAAGTAACCAAACAAAAAATAACGTTCAAACCAAGGTCTAATGAAATGATTGTCATGGTTGGCATGCCAGGTTCGGGCAAAACTGAATTTGTCACCAAACACATTTTGCCACATGGTTATATACATATTAACCAAGATACATGCAAAACCAAAGCCAAATGCCTGGCTTTAGCTAAACAGGCTTTGGAAAAAAATAAATCCGTGGTTATTGATAATACCAATCCCAATGTTTTATCCAGAATGACTTATACAACCATGGCCAAAGATTTTGGTTATAAACATATTAGAGCTATTGTCATGAAAACAGATGAAAATGTGGCGAATCACCTAAACAATGTCAGACATGTTTATTCCAAAGGTGTGATTCCAAAAATTGTGCCAATTACTTACAACGTTTTCAAGAAAAATTATGTACCGCCACAACCAAGTGAAAACTTTGACCAAATCGAAACGGTGGATTTCATTTTTGATAAGAAAAAATTGGAGGATCCAGATTGGAAAAGAATTTTCATGAAATGGAGTTCTTAATATCAGATATTTTTAATTCTGAAAATTAAAAATATTTGTTGGCTCATGCACACAGATTTCAACCATTTCTGAACGCGAGAATGTGCGCATGATGCGCGAAGACATTCTTGTTTGTCCCACGAACAACCATGGGCAATGGCCCATTGTAGAATTCTTAGATGCCCGTATTTTGCTGCATTTTTGCAAGTCTTTTCATCCCATGGGCAACCATTGGCTCTGGCCCATTTTAGAATAGACATGTATCCACTTTCGGCTGCCAATGCACATGTATCGGCATTCCATGGGCAACCATTGGCGTGAGCCCATTTTAAAATGGTAAAATGACCCCATTTCGCAGCACACGCACAAGTTTTTTCGTTCCATGGACAACCATGATCACGTGCCCATTTAAGAATAACAAAATGACCACGCATTGCAGTATAAGCACACACACATTCTCATTCCATGTGAAACCATTATTAATGGCCCATTTCAAAACATCAAAATGACCTTGCATTGTGGCATTGGAACAAACATTTTCATTCCATGGAGCACCTTGGACACTGGCCCATTTTAAAATATCCAAATGTCCCTTGTAGGCTGCCCTATTACAAGTTTTTTCATTCCAAGGGCAATTGATGGCGCGTAACCATTGAAGAATATCCAAATGTTTGTACAAAGCTGCAGATGCACAAACATTTTCATCCAAACTACAGCCTTCTTGGTAGGCCCATTTTAAAATGTCAAAATGTCCATTAGCAGCTGCTTCACGACAAGTTATTTTATTCCATGGACAGCCATTTTCTCTTGCCCACTTCAGAAGTTCAAAATGTCCTCCTGCCGCAGCATTACTACACACTCTTTCATTCCATGGACAACCATTTTCTCTTGCCCACTTCAAAAGTTCAAAATGTCCCCCTGTCGCAGCATTACTACACACTGTTTCATTCCATGGACAACCATTATCTCTTAACCATCGAAGAATTTCCAGATAACCTCCTCCGGCAGCGTCAGCACAAGTACGTTCATCCCAAGGACAATCATTTTCTCTTGCCCATTTTAAAAGTTCAAAATGACCTCCAGCAGCGCTCTCATGACTGACTGAGACATGCAGCTCACATCCTTGTTGACAAAGCCATTTCAGAATTTCCAAGTGACCACATACTGCTGCAGAAACACATGTGTTATAATCAATTGGACATCCTTGACTGTGAGCCCATTTCAGAATTTCAAAATGTCCATATCGCGCGGTATAATGACACGTAAATTTGTCCCATCGACAACCATTTTCATGGGCCCATTTTAGAATTTCAAAATGTCCGCCCATAGCAGCTATACTACATACCGATCTATTCCACGGACACTTTTTTGTCGTACCCATTTGAGGATTTCAAAATGACCATTTTTGGCAGCACCAAAGCAAGTTGTTACATCCCATTGACAGCCATGACGATGTGCCCATTTGAGGAGACGAAAGTGACCGTTTGTGGCTGCCATGCACACGTTTTTTTATTCCAGGGACAACCCTGTTGTTTGGCCCATCGTAATAATCTTAAAGCACCAAATCCGGCCAGTGTTGCAGAATATATACAACCATTGATTTCGTTAGGAGGAACCAAATCTCTAAACAATCGACAAACATTTCGTACAGGACTCACCATAATCTTACAATGTATGACATATGACAAAATATGATCCCAAATTTCTGGTGGCAAATAAAAATACATAATCAATAATATTGATCATGAATTTTTATTTCGATATTAGTCCGTAAAAAATTCAATTTTTCATTTAGTCGAACATATTTTTCCAATAACGCAATAATTGACCGGTAATTATTTAGGTGAGTGGATTGGCCATGATTTTATTGGAAATTTTATTAATGATTTAATAAAACTATGAAATTACTTATCAATTTTTTACCATAATCATAATATAACATAATGACTATTGACATGAACTTATTCTTTCTGTCAAATAATTAACCACTTCTAAGTGACCATTTATAAATACCCAACCTAAAGTATAATCATTGTTCGCATGAATGTTGGTTCCATTTTCGATCAAATATTTGACCACTTCCAAGTAACCATTTCCAGATGCTAACTGTAAAGCATAATCGTCGTCTGCATCAATGTTGGCTCCAATTTTGACCAAAGATTTGACCACTTCCAAGTGACCATTTTCAGATGCCATAATAAGACTTTTATTTAAGATATTTGTCATGTTTTCATATCTTAAAATATTACGAATAATATTCCTACAACCACTGGAACAAGCACATGCAAAAATTTTTTCAGTGAACTTGTATTTTTTGATACAAGTATCCTTTTTTATATGGTCCAAACAAATGATCAACTCTTTATAAATAGACATATTGCTAACCAATTTATAAGTACTCCAATCGACTTAAATCATAGAACCAATTGATTTCAAATCCAGCATATTAATAATTATGCACTTCAATTTTGGAATGTTTTGTGGGCTGACCATGATTTTATTGGTAATTTTATTAAATTATCAATGAAATTAAAAAATTAATTGGCAATTATTTTTTTATCATAGTCACAATATAACATGATGACTACTGGCTTTGATTTATTCTTTCTGTCAAGTAATCAACTACTTCTAAATGATGCCACCTAGATGCCCAACGTAAAGCCAAATTATTTTCAGCATGAATGTTGGCTCCCATTTCAACCAAATATTTGACCACTTTTAAGCGACCTCTTTCAGACGCCCGACGTAAAGCAACATCATTGCACACATGAATATCGACTCCCTTTTCGACCAAATATTTGACTATTTTCAAGTGACCTTCTTGAGAAGCCCAACGTAAAGTACAAACATCGTGAGCATGAATGTTGGCTCCCATTTCGACCAAATATTTGGCCACTTTTAAGTGACCATTTTCAGATGCCCATTGTAAAGCATAATCATTGCACGCATGAATGTTGGCTTCTTTTTCGACCAAATATTTGACTACTTTCAAGTGACCCTTTTTAGATGCCGAACGTAAAGCACAATCATCGTGCGCATGAATGTTGGCTCCCTTTTCGACCAAATATTTGACCACTTCTAAGTGACCATTTCTAGATGCCCGTTGTAAATCATAATCATTGAGCGCATGTATAGAGGCTCCATTATTGACCAAAAATTTGATCACTTCCAAGTGACCATTTTCAGATGCCAAACATAAAGCACAATCATCGTCCGCATGAATGTTTGCTCCCTTTTCGACCAAAAATTTTACCACTTCCAAGTGACCATTTTTAGATGCCATAATAAGACTTTTATTCAAGATATTTGTCATGTTTTTATATCTCAAAATATTACGGATAATATTCCAATAAGCACTGGAACAAGCATATGCAAAAATTGTTTCTGTGAACGTGAACTTGTATTTTTTGACATACGTGTGCTTTTTTATAAGGTCCAAACAAATGGTCAACTCTTTATAAATAGACATACTGCTAATTAATTGATAAGTATTCCAATCGACTTGAATCATAAAACCAATTGATTTCAACTCTAGCATATTAATAATTGTATACTTCAATTCTGGAATGTTTAGTGGGTTGGCCATGATTTTATTGGAAATTTTATTAATGAATTAATAAAATTATGAAATTTCTTATCAATTTTTTTTATCACAGTCACAATATAAGATAACAACCATTGACACGAACTTATTCTTTCTGTCAAATAATTAACCACTTTCAAGTGACCCTTTTTGGATGCCCAATTTAAAGCACAATCATCGTTCGCATGAATGTTGGCTCCCATTTCGACCAAATATTTGATCACTTCCAAGTGACCATCTTCAGATGCCTGTTGTAAAGCATCATCATCGTCTGCATGAATGTTGGCTCCTTTTTCGACCAAATATTTGACAACTTCCAAGTGACCACCTGCTGATGCCGAACGCAAAGCACTATCATTGTCTGCATGAATATTAGCTCCTTTTTCTATAAAATATTTAACCACTTGCAAGTGACCATTTCCAGATGCCAAAAGTAAAACATAATCATCATGCGCATGAATGCTGGCTTCATTTTTGACCAAATGTTTGACCACTTTTAAGTGACCATTTAAAGATGCATTTCGTAAAGCACCATCATTCATCGCATGAATGTTGGCTCCCATTTCGACTAAATATTTGACCACTCCCAAATGACCATTTCCTGATGCCCAACGTAAAGCATAATCATCATTCGCATGAATGTAGGCTCCATTTTCGACCAAATATTTGACCACTTCTAAATGACCATTTGCAGATGCCAGTTGTAAAGCATAAACGCGCTCATGTATGTTAGTTCCTTTTTCGACCAAATATTTGACCATTTCCAAATGACCATTTATAGATACCCAACATAAAGCATAATCATGGCGCGCATGAATATTAGCTCCTTTTTCGATCAAATATTTGATCACTTCCAAGTGACCATTTTTAGATGCCTGATATAAAGCATAATCATTGCCAGCACGAATGTTGGCTCCTTTTTCGACCAAATATTTGACCACTTCCAAGTGACCATTTTTAGATGTCCACTGTAAAGCATAATTATCATCCGCATGAATGTTGGCTCCCATTTCGACTAAATAATTGACCACTTCCAAGTGACCATTTTCAGATGCCCACTGTAAAGCACAATCATTGTCCACATGAATGTTTGCTCCCTTTTCGACCAAATATTGGACCACTTCCAAGTGACCATTACTAGATGCCGAACCTAAAGCATAATCATCGTCCGCATGAATGTTGGCTCCCATTTTTTCCAAATATTTGACCACTTCCAACTGACTATTTTCAGATACCATAATAAGGCTTTTATTTAAGATATTTGTCATGTTTTCATGTCTCAAAATATTACAAATAATATTCCAACAACCACACGAACAAGCATATGCAAAAATTTTTTCTGTGAACTTGTATTTTTTGACACGGCTGTCTTTTTTTTATATGGTCCAAACAAATGATCAACTCTTTATAAATAGACATACTACTAACTAATTGATAAGTACTCCAATCGACTTGCATCATAGAACCGATTGATTTTAGATCTAACATACTAATAATTATGCACTTTAATTCTGAAATATTTAGTGGATCAGTCATGGTTTTATTTGATAATTTTATTAAATTATTAATAAAATTATGAA